GGCCCCCCAGTAGGGGGCCAGCTCTATCAGACCGGTTGATAACCGATCTTCTACTGGATTGATAAATCTCAATCCGCAGTCTGGCTGGACTCTAACTAGCTCCTTCGGCCTTATCAGCCGGGGCAACGGTAACCGTTTAAAATCTTAGGAGGCAGCCATGACCAGAGTCACTACGCAACAGAAGATGGGCTCGTACACCTACCAGTTTGGTACCCAGAATATCGGGACCTTTGCTAGCGTGGCGTTCGAGCATCGATTGGAACGTGCGGACCCGGCTCCTGGCCAGCGCGATGGGGGTTGGATTCACCCCACCAACTACTGGGCCTCCCGAGCAGACGAGATACATCCATACGGGGAATGGAAGGTGACCAAGTTCAAGAAATTGAACATTTACAAAGGTCATCTTGCACAACTCGCGGACGCGTCTCCATCTGCTCCCGGTTACAGCTTTACATCGTTCGAACAGAGAGTCGCTAATGGCGCTTACATCAAGGCCCTCAACGAGCTCTTGGGGGAAGATGCCTTTAACCTTGCACAGAACATCGTGGAAAGGCAGCAGGCTATCGACCTGGTTGCAGATCGCTTTGGTTCTATTGTTAAAAGCTACCGTTTCCTTCGAAAGAAGAAATGGAAACAGGCTTTCAGAGCACTCGGCCTTCACGGGCAAAAGATCGCCCGGCGCGCCAGCGAGAATATCCTGGCGTGGAACTTTGGTGTCGCACCTCTCGTCGATGACATAAAGTCGGCCGTCCGGATGTTTCAATCGGACGGTCCCGATCAGTTTGTTATGGTCAAGGGGTCAAGTCGCGAAGGTGAGTTGGGACGCGCCAAGATAGTAGATCAGAATAATGGCAATTTGCCACGTCGGATCCACTTTTCAGAAACGCGCTACGCGCAGTGCAAACTGTGGGTACGCCCGGATAATTTTCAGGAAATCCGCAACGCCGCGATGGGTCTTAATAACTGGCCACTTCTTGTCTACGAAGTCATACCTTATAGTTTTTTGGTTGACTACGGTTGGGCAATTGGTAACTGGTTATCGGCCCTTGGGGCAACTAGCGGGTGGTCCTTTTACTCCGGCTATCTAATGGAACGCACCGAGAATCTGTCGGTATACGAAGGGCTGTCTACCAGTAACAATGGCCAGAGTACTTTAACTGGTCAGCGTACTATGAAGCAGTTCCGACGGACCCGACTTATGACTTTTCCAACTCCAGGGCTCCCGGGTTTTAAGAACCCGTTCTCCCTTATACACGCCCTAAACGTCGTCGCTCTTGTTGGCGTTCGTACGTAATAGAATCCGGCGTTTCCCTCTTAACCGATCAACAACACACATAGGTGTTCTATGACAGCTTTTGCTGACCTTGTCCTTAATGATGGACTCACCACTCCCGTTGCTCGCACTTTCAAAGCACGGGCCAATGTGGGAGGAAAATGGACCTGGAAATACGAACTTGGCGGAGCCCCTTCGATGGGGTACCCGACTTGCACGACCCAGACCTATTTCTCCAAAGACCTTAACGGAGTCAACAGGCACGAGTTCATCACTCGTATCCCGACTCCCGATACGGTCGTCGCCGGCGTAGCCCCAAAGCTCGCTTATTTCTGTGAAGCGCGAACTTCGTTCACCACAAGTGAGCGGAGCACAGCTGCCGAACGGGGAGACCTTCTCGCGTTCCATGCCAATTTTTTGGCATCAGTGCGCGCGAAGGAGATCGTCGTGCAGAATGACCCACCTCGTTAAAGGGTGGGCGCCTGCACGCATATCGTCCTCGTGACGTTAAGCTGTCCCGGGTTAACCCGGCATCTCCGTATCCTTATAGGTAATCCACCATGGATAAAATTGGATGGCGCAATCAAGGCCACCGTGTTAATAGGCCCCTCGATCTCGAGGAGTTTTATCGCCGTCTCCATAGTTGTATCGGAGGCAGCGGTCCTCGAGGCCTAGCTTGGGACTTGGAACTCCCAAGTCGCGATCTCAGCTCTACCGAGTTCCGTACCGAGTATTTATGGTCGGAAATCGCCAGCAAGTTTGAGAGCGGCAGTATATCGCCGCAGCGTCGAAAGACTGACGCTATCGCGCAGTTCCGTGAATCGGAAGAGGCATGCAAGGCCGCAAATCGCAACCTCGGTTGTGGATCTTACAGGGCAACACCACTTCTTTTGAGTGGCTTGACCCTCGACGCTGTTTTGTTTACAGCGGCTGGAAAAATAAGTTCCCTCCTGGGTAGATTTTGTTGGTCTCGTTGTGTTGATGGAATGGCATTTGGTCCCGGAGCGAGTTTCTCGTTGCCGCGGGCAGTGGCGTTTCCTTGGTCGAAGTTCGAGACTAATCTCGACGTTAACCCCCAGTCTGTACCCCTTGCCTTGGCCGTTCTGGCCGAGCAACCGGCTTGGTGCCGGAGTCTCATTGAGCAGGGCGCGTGTATTGTTCCTAACGCGAAAAACAGACTAACCACAGTCCCTAAGAACTATAAGCGCGATCGCACGATTGCCATCGAGCCTCTCATGGGTATTTATATCCAGAAAGGGATCGGTGCCTTTATACGAAGACGCTTGAAACGCGTGGGAATAAACCTAGACGATCAGTCAGCAAACCAGCTCGGGGCCTTCGTTGGCTCGATTTCTGGTGAACTGGCTACTATCGATCTAAAGTCTGCTAGCGATACTATTTCCATCGGTATCGTCGAACAGCTCCTACCACCCGACTGGTTCCAAGCACTTGAGCAGTGCCGATCCCAGCTGGGCGTTCTTGGTTCCGAAGAGAGGATACTCTATCGGAAGTTCAGCTCTATGGGTAATGGCTTTACCTTCGAGTTAGAGACCCTGATCTTTTGGGCCCTCGGCTCGGCGGTTTCCGACCTGTTGAGACTGAAGGACCGTCGACTTCTGGTTTATGGTGACGATATCATTTTTCCGTCATCTCACGCCGAAGAATTCGTTGAGGTTCTTGAGTGGTGCGGCTTTACGCCAAATCGCAAAAAGACTCACCTCAGCGGGCCGTTCAGAGAAAGTTGCGGTAAGCATTATCTGGCCGGGATCGACGTAACTCCCTTTTACATACGCAGGAACATCGAGACGGAGGATGATTTATTCCTCCTTCATAACAACTTGACTCGATGGTGCGCACGGGCCAGTCTTCAAAGCCCCTCTGCGTACCGCGAATCATTCGGCGGCAGCATTCCATCGCTGCTGTCTTGGATTCGCGGGCACTCTTCCGTGTGTAACAGGCCAACCATCTGTGATGGGTTTGGAGACTCGGCCTTTATCGGCGACTTCGATGAAACAACTCCGAAGTTTCTCCAATGGTATCCTTCAGCAAGATCGAAGGAGCCATCCCATTCCTGCCAACACTTCGCGTGTTATCATTGGCCTAACCAGGCCGTAGTACGCGAGGTTTCCAACGGCGGTCTATTGCCGTTGATGCTCGCCCGTCAAGCTGAGACCGATTCGGTCTTCTTCTTTGATTCGGCAACCGATCCGTGCCAGCAATGGCTGCGTGATTGGGCATATAGAGTTGGTAGTACTTGTGAGGTTCCACCTCCTAGTAGGGTGTTGGCGCGGAAGCGAGCGCGTAAGATACTGCGCGTTCCGCTGGTTTTGTGGAAAGAAATGGGCCCTTGGGCGTAACCGGAGTTTCTCAGGTTCCGGCTAGCTCAAGGCCCTCGGATCCTCGGCTCCTAGCCGAGGTGGGTGGGGTCACCATGTGACCCTTGTG